TACCTATTATATATTACCTCGCAAAGCAAACTATACGCGATTTTGCGGCGGATATTGCGGAGCTCATTCGCAATGCGCCGGAGGATTGATTATGCAAGGCAAAAGAAAACCGCCGACGCTTTGCGAGAGCGTCGGCGGGGACTCGTCCCGGAAAAGACGAGCGGTTACTCATACCTTATATATTATATCACTCTCCGGGACAGTATGCAAGCTCAAAAAAGCGGACGAAAAGCCGCTTTTTCGGGCTCGTATGGAATAGTAACTAACCGACCACCAACGGGACATACTCGGAGGGCATTACATGAGGACAACATACAGGGAGAAACGGTATGCTTGCGGAGAATATCTCGACGTTTATATCTACCCGGTATATTCGCAGATGAGCAAGACAGGAAAGCAAAGCAAGAGGAAACCCTCCTCTCCCGCTCAAAAGAAACTCAATCAAAGGCACAGAGAGGAGAAACTCGTCCGGCTCCTCCATGCGAATTTTACCCCGGACGACCTCGAAATCCATTTGACATACGAGCAACAGCCGGAGAGCGACGAGGAGGCGGCTCGATTAGTACGCAATTACATTCGCCGCGTACAGAGAGCAAGGAAACGCCTCGGGCTCCCTCCGCTGAAATACATAGTCGTTACAGAGAGAGGCTCGAGAAACGGTCGCTATCATCATCACGTTACATTATCGGGTGGAATGGATAGAGACGACCTCGAAAGCCTATGGGGTTTAGGCTATGCAAACTCCCGCCGTCTGCAATTCACGGAGAGCGGCCTTGCGGGGCTCGGACATTACATCGTCAAAGACCCCGTAGGAAAAAAAGCATGGTGCGCCTCGAAAAATCTCATAGACCCCGAGCCGAGAACGAGAGACGGTCGCATATCCGGCAGACAGGCGGACGAGCTCGCAAGGGACACGACCAACAATGCGGAATTTGAAAAGCTCTATCCGGGCTATTTTCTCTCGGAGGCCGGAGCATGGCACAACGACATAAACGGAGGACGGTATATCGTCGCCCGGTTTTATCGCCGGGACGGTGTATTTATAAAACCGAAACGGAAACGGAGGCAAAAAGAATGACAGTAAACGAGTTTGCGAAAGACGTACACGAAAACGCCGTCGCGCATGGTTGGTGGGAGGGCGGAGAGCGCAGTTTTCCCGAGGTTGCCGCGCTCATTCATTCGGAGGTATCCGAGGCTCTCGAGGAATATCGGGACGGAAACCCGATTATTTACGGTTGTTGCGGCTTTCCCGGGGCGACTTGCGAACACGCGCAGACGTGCGACAAGCCTCACGGGGATAGCTCTTGCAAACCCGAGGGGCTCGCGGTCGAGCTCTGCGACGCAGTTATCCGCATTTTCGATTACCTCGCCTATTTGGGCGTGGATATTGAGGCCGTGCTCGTCGCAAAACATGAGTACAACAAGGGGCGCGAATACCGCCACGGCGGGAAACGTGCTTAATCGGTAGCACAGCACGAGGAGGGCGAGCTATGATTAACTATTTTGACGCGGCGGAGAATACCCTCCGCGCTCGCGGTATGCTCGATACTGCGCTAAACAATCTCGAGAAAAGAAAAGAGCGCATTTTGAGATACGCCGCTCCGTCGGAGTATCCCTCGGCGGATATGTCAAAGCCCTATACGAGCACGAGGGCGGTAAACGATACCCTCGCGGAGTGTGTCGAGCTCGCCGAGACTATGCGCGAAATCAGAGCCACGGAGGAGAAAATCGAGGAAATCGACCGCGTCCTCGGGCAACTGGAAAAAGAGGACGAGGAAATCCTCCGGCTTTGGTACATCGAGCACAGGAGCAAAGAGGACATAGCGGAACGAGTGAGCTACTCGTCCCGCACGTCCGTTTATGACTTGAGAAATAAAGCCGTCGCTAACTTTGCGCTCTTGTATTTCGGGGCGAGCGCGGGGGCTCATATCTGACCTTGCGGGAGCTTTTGAAAAAAGTCTGAACAGAAATTTGCTTTTCCTCGTGTTAAACTTATAGGCGTAAAGAGAGGTCGAGGGAAACCTCGCCGCCGTGCGCCTCACTCCGCGATAAGCGGGGCGGGGCGTTCTCTTTACACTCACGGAGGGACAGTCTATGCGAGCATTTGCAAAAGCCTTTTACGAGTCGACGGCGTGGCGGCAGACGCGGGCGTATATCCTCAAGCGGGACGCGGGGTTATGCGTCCATTGCGGAGAGCCGGGCGTTATCGTCCACCACAAGATAGAGCTCACGCCTCGAAACATTGACGACCCTATGATTACTTTGAACGAGGATAATCTCGAGACGGTATGCCGGACGTGCCACGCAATCATACACGAGGGAACGCCTCCGATAGCTGATGGCCTCGCGTTCGACGCGGACGGAAATATAATCTCTGCGCCGCATACCCCCCGGGGTGTCCTCAAAACAACCCCCCACAAGTAACCGCGCCTCAATCCCGTTTAGAACTGCCCGGGTCGCGCGTATGAGGGGGGGTACACCGAGCGGGAGGAGGTTTTATACATTATATGGCGAAAGAAAAAAAGACATACGAGGAGCTCCCGATTTCTGAAAAAATCGAGGCAAAAAAGCGGAAAATTAAAAAACTTTTCCGCGATTTACCGCCCGAAAAAAAGCAGTTTGCCGAGGGGCTTATCAATCAATTTGCCGTTACCTCCGTCACGCTCGAGCGACTCGCTGACGAGATTAACAGCGGCGACTTGATAGAGGATTTCGTACAAGGAGCGCAACGCCTCCGCCGGGAGTCTCCGGCTCTCAAGGCATATAACACGACGATAAAATCGTACTCCGCCCTCACAAATCAACTCGTCGGGCTATTGCCGGAAAAATCTAAAAAGGCGGCGGGCGACGAGCTCATGTCGTTTATTACACAGCCCGCAAAGGTCGGCAAATAGTGAACTATGTCCGCGAATATTGGGGGCGGATTTCGAGCGGCGAAATCGTTACGAGCCGACGCGTAAAAGCCGTCTACGCTAAACTCGTGGCGGAAATGGACACGGCGGACGAGAGCTCGCCGTATTATTTCGACGAGGAGGTCGGCGAGCGTCCGATTATCTTCGTCGAGCGATTTTGCAAACAATCACAAGGAACGCTCGGCGCGTCTCTGACGCTCGAGCTTTTCCAAAAGGCATATATACAACTCCTTTTCGGGTGGCTCGAGAAAGACACGGGGTATCGCCGCTTTCGAGAGACGCTCTTTCTCGTGGGACGAAAAAACGGTAAATCGACGCTCCTCGCCGCCCTCGCGCTTTATATGCTCGTGGCGGATTACGAGGGCGCGGCGGAGATTTATAGCGTCGCCACAAAGAAAGACCAAGCGAAAAAGGTACTCACCGAGGCCGTAAACATGGTGAAGCAGAGCCCGGAGCTCTCCGCCATTCTCAAAAAGCGGCGCAATGATATTTATTTTCCCGCGACGGCCTCCGTCTTTGAGGCGTTGGCGAGCGACTCGAACACGCTCGACGGCCTCAACGCTCACGCCGTCATTATCGACGAGCTACACGCTATCCGCGACCGCAATCTCTATGAGGTTATGAAGCAATCGACCTCGAGCCGCCGTCAACCTCTCGTGATTATGATTACCACGAGCGGCACGGTGCGCGAGTCGGTTTTCGACAATCTGTACGGGTACGCTTGCGACGTGGCGGACGGAAAGCAGACCGACGACCGTTTCCTCGCTATTCTCTACGAGCTCGACGCTCGCGAGGAATGGATAGACCCGCAAGCGTGGATAAAGGCAAACCCCGGCCTCGGCGTTATCAAGCAATATACGACCCTCGCCGAGTTTGTCGAGAGAGCAAAGAAAAACCCCGAGGATTTACCCGGCGTACTCTGCAAGGATTTTAACATCAAGGCAACAGGCGCGGCCTCGTGGCTCTCTTATGAGGACGCGGTATGCGAGCTCACTTTCGATACAAAGCTCGTATATAACACCTACGCCGTCGGCGGGTGCGACCTCTCGGCGACGACCGACCTAACGTGCGCCTCCCTCATGGTGCGACGTTCGGCAGACGACCCGATAATCTACGTTCTGCAACACTATTTCCTCCCGCAAAAAAAGATAGACCAACTCGACGAACACAACACGCAAGAGGCTCCGTACAAGATTTGGGAGGAGCGGGGGCTCCTCACGATATGCGAGGGGGCTCGCGTGGACTATTCGGCGGTTACGGCGTGGTTTTGTCAAATGCGGGACGAGCTCAAAATCGACGCATATAAAATCGGCTATGACCGCGCTCTCGCCGGGTATTGGGTCGACGAAATGAAATCAAACGGCTTTGAAATGTGCTCCGTAGCACAGGGACCGTTTACATGGAGTCAGCCTATGCGAGAAATGGGAGCGGCTCTCGCTGATAAGAAAGTCAATTACAACAAAAACCCCGTTTTGCTTTGGTGTCTGACAAATACAGGCGTAAAGAAAAGCGGGGTAAATAACATTCAGCCCGTAAAGATTTCCGAAAAGCGGCGTATCGACGGCATGGTATCGCTACTTAACGCGTGGGTTATCTACGTTCGGGACTACGAGGACTATATGTATTTAGTGGGGTGAAAACATGGCAAAAAGAGGACTCTTTCAAACGATTTTCGGGAGCAAGGGCGAAAAGGCGGGAGACTTTCACGCGTACAAGCTCTTGAGCTCGTGGGAGTCGAACTTTACGCCGTACTCCGGCAATATGTGGGATATTAACACCGTCCGCGCCGCCGTGGACGCTTTCGCCCGACGTGCCTCGACCGCACAGCCGCGACACGTTCGCATATCCCCGGAGACTACGGTATCGGTAAACGACTATATCGACCGCATTTTACAGTACAAGCCTAACCCGTACATGACGGCGGCGGACTTTTACTATAAGCTCGCGGCGCAATACAAGGTATTTAATAACGCCATTGCGTACCCGGTTTACGACGAGTCGGGACGCTTGACGGCGGTATATCCTATCAACGCACAGTATTTCGAGCTCCTCGAGTATATGGGCGTTATGTATTGCCGTTTCCGCTTTGCGACCGGGCAAAGCTACATTTGCGAATACTCGAAAATTATCCACGTCCGCCGACATTTCCTCGAAAACGATATTTTCGGCGACGGAAACGAGCCTATCGGTACAGCCCTCAAGACGGCGAATACGTTTAATCAGTCTATGAGCAAATTCGCCGAGCTCGTGGCGGTCGTTCGCGGTATTCTGAAAGTCTCGAACGCGGTCAAAACCGAGGACTTGAACAAACGCCGAGACGACTTTATCCGGGACAACCTCCGAATGGAGAATAACGGAGCGGGCGTTATCGTTACCGACGCAAAGTACGATTACACGCCTATTTCTGATAAGACGACTCCTATCCCGTCGACGCAACTCTCATACGTCAAAGAGGAGATTTTCGACTATCTCGGCGTGTCAAAGGAAATCGTACAGAACACGGCGACCCCGCAACAGGAACAGGCTTTTTACTCCGGCGAAATCGCCCCGTTTTTCCATAGGCTGACACAGGCGTTTACAAACGCGCTCTTTACGGAGCGGGAACTCGGACACGGAAACCGTATCGTATTCGCGGCGAACTCCGTACAGTTTGCGACCTTGCCGGAAAAGGTAACGGCGGCAAAATTCTTGACCGAAATCGGCGCGGCAACGCTCGACCAAATCCTAACTATGTTCGATATGCCGACTATCGGAGGCGAGGAGGGCTCCCGCAGAGTCCAGACTCTGAACATGGTAAACGCAAAGCTCGCCGACAAATATCAAACGGGCGACGAGGGCGGCGACCCGCCCGCCGAGCCGACAAAAACAGACCCGCCCGCCGAGCCGCCCGCAGACCCGGACGGCGGCGGAACAGGAAAAGAGGAGGTATAAACGCTATGGCAATCAAACAGGGGCGCGAATATCGCGCCGTACAGGGCTTTAGCCTTGTACCTCGGGACGAGGGCTCGGAGGAGTACAAAGTCCGGGGTACGGCGGTCGTGTTCGATACTCCGACCGTTCTTTTTGAGTGCGACGGTATCGAGTACAAGGAAGTTATCGACCGCCACGCGTTCGACGAGTGCGATATGTCCGACGTGATTTTTAACTACAACCACGGCGGGAAAGTAGTCGCCCGGCTCCGCAATAAGACTCTAACGCTCGAAATCACAGAGCGCGGCCTCGATATTGCGGCAGACCTCGGCGGCACGACCGCCGGACGCGAGCTCTACGAGGAAATCGACGGCGGGTACGTCGATAAAATGTCCTTTTCTTTCAGCGTACGCGAGGCGAGTTACGACTCCGTTACGCATACTCGCACGATTACAAAGGTCAAAAAGCTATACGACGTGTCGGCGGTGGATATTCCCGCCTATAATGACACGTCTATTTCGGCTCGGAGCTTTTTCGAGGAGGAGCACTCGAAAGAGCTTGCGGCTTTGGAGCAAGCCCGGAGGCGAAAGAAACTTATAGCTTTGACATATTAACGCGAAACTCAACGCGTAACTTAACACGCGTGTAAGTTTGTGTTAAGTTACAACACAAAATTTTGATTTTTTGGAGGTTTTATTATGAACATCGAAAAGAGACGCGCAGAAATCGCCGCCCGCAAGGCCGAAATCCGCAATCTGATTACCACCGACAACAACGCCGATATGGACGCTCTCGAGAAAGAGCTCCGCGAACTGAACGAGGAGGATAGCAAGCTCGAGAAGCGACAGGCCGTCGAGCGTATGCTCAACTCCGGCGCAGTCGTCGCCTCTCCCGTTGCCGGAAACCCAGTCGCTACCCGTAGCGAGGAAATCGTCCCCGGCGAGGAGTATCGCTCCGCCGAGTATCGCTCCGCATGGCTCAAGACATTACAGGGCAAGCCTCTGACCGAGGCCGAGCAGAGAGCATACTCCACCGCCGCAAACTCCGCTTTGCCTATCATTCCCGAGACTACCGCAAATCAGATTATCAAGAAAATGTACGAGGTCGCTCCTATCTTGCAGAAGTGCAAGATTTTCCACGTCCCCGGCAATTTCAAGTTTGCGGTTGAGGACGTGAACACCGCCGCGGCTATCCATGCCGAGAACGCCGCCATTACCGCCGCGAGCGACTCTCTCAAGTCCGTTTC